ACCTCGTTGTAATCCGCGTTAGGGAAAAACTTGTCTTTGAGGTGCGAGGCCGTCGCTCCGCGTTCGGGCGTGACTTCAAATGTCTCTTTGTAAACCTTGGTTCGTTGGGGCACAGTAAGAATATTCCACGAGTCTCCTTTGTTCTTTTCCATGTCGGCAAAAAACTGGTCCTTGGTTTCCGCCACAGCTTTGTCGGAATAACTCTCGGCATCCAACTTCTTCTCGATAGGGGTCCGTATATCTGACGATTCGTCGCTTCTCAGATATGATCTCACGGAGGACTCCGCTTGAGCCGCCGTGGCGTCGCTAACGTCGCCCTTCAAAAGCGATTCCTGAATACCCACAGCCTTTGGGGTAAGGGTCATAAACCTGTTTGCAAGCGCCCTTTTGTAGCCTACATCAGTAAGCCCCGCCATCAACCCCGCGTCTGTCACGGCCTTTTCTGCCTCTTGATATGTAGTTGGCCTCGTGCCCGTCACAATCTCTTCTCTCCTTTTGGGATCAAGCCCCTTTAACCAGTTAGCCTTTGTCTCTTCGATAACTTTTCCAGCATCACCATACAGGCGGGCCTGTGTCAAATCCCTGCCTGCGCCGCCCCCCTCCTCGATACCAAAATGCGCCTCCCACATCCGTTTGTTCGCCTCCTGCTTCTGCTTCTCAAGACTCAGTTTATCGATGTCAGCGAACTTCTTCACGCCAAGCCCCGCGAGCATCAGCCCCGGATTTTCGTTGTGTGCGCCAGCCGCGACACCGAGAATCCCGATGCCCTCAAGCAAGAGGTTCTGCCAGTACTCGCCCTGATATGTCTTGTCAAGGGCTTCTTGTGCCGCCATCATCTCGTTTATCGATGTCTTTTCGCCTCGGCGTGCAACACGAATCACCCTTTCGTCGCCGGGGTCAACGGGATGAGTCACCGTCACTGGCCCCTTGTCGCCGCCGGTGTGCATCAGTTCGTCAGCAAGGGGGCTACCAACATGCGAATCAGGGGGAATCGGCTTGCCACCCTCGGCGTTCATCTTCACGAGCTTCTTTTTGTTTTCAGGCTTCTGCGCGGCCTCTGCGTTTACGACAAACTCTTTGTTTCTGAGAAGAGCGAGTTGATGAAGCCCTGCGTCTGCGCTCTCGCCGACGCTGTTGGGCAAATCTTCAATTTTCACCACACCACCATCGTCATACACCGGGATGTTCGCGCCTGCCACGAGTTGCCCGTACTGCGCACCGGGGTCAGGCATGGTGTACAACACCTTGTCGGACGCTTGGCCCAACTGCGGCGTATCTTTTGTCATCTCGGTGCCGAGGATGTTCGCCTCAAGTTGCGCGAGTTGGTCGGGATGCTGGTTGAGTATGCCAAACGCCTGTTCCGGCGTCTCTGCACCCTGTGCCGCCTGCACAAGCGATTGCCGGTCTGTGACAACGGCAGACGACTTCTCGGTTCGTGTCTGTGCCTCTTTTGCCGCCTGCACCATTAGATTTATAGCGAAGCCAGCGGCCTCACCAACCTGCGCCGCTCCCTCGTCGCCGAACATGGGCTGCACCGTCCGTTCGGTCAACGGACCCGCGATACTACCAACAAGCCCCTGCCCGCCCTTGAAGTTCTGCATCATTTTCCGCGTGTACATCTCCGGCTTCTTGGCCGTGCCTGACCCAAGTTGTCCCTCCTCCCATATCTTGCCCTTGCTCGGTGGGGTAGCCTGACTTTTTGTGAAAAGCGATTCAAGTAAACCCCCGCTCGCCTCGCCACCCTGCTGTGCCATAAAGGGAAACATCCCCCTGCGGATCCCCCTGCGGCCGCCTTCTGCATAAATTGGTATATGGCCAGGAGGAGGAACTCCAGCCGAAGAGGTCGCGCCAGCCCCCGCGCCGCCGCCAAGGTCAAGCCCCGCAGGATTCGCCCCTGGAGCCGCTGCCCCTGCCGCGCCTGCGCCACCGCCAAGCAGAGCCGCCCCTGGAGCCGCTGCCCCTGCCGCGCCTGCGCCACCGCCGCCAAGCAGAGCAGACAACGCCGACGTGCTGGTTTCCAGAACAGGCATCAAGGCGCTTATAATCGGACTCACCACAGGAGCCACCGCCGAGGCAGCGGTATTCACCACCGGACCAAGCAGAGCCGCCAAACTTTGAATAACCATTATCGCCTCCTCGTATTAGAAGATATCCTTGATGGAATCGAGTATGCTACCACCGCCCTGAGACGAGATGTTAGCCGCCCCAAGTGTTGCAGACGCGCCCACAGCAGGGGCATACAGGGAAGTTAACGTGCCCCACTTCTGTTGCAGCGCGTTCATCAGGGGGGCCAGCGATGCCGACTGCATCTGCATCCCCGCCTGCATCCCTTTAAGTTGTGCGCCCACGCGCCCTTTCGCGCCCAAGGCAAGGGCAGAACCGATACCGCCACCGCCACGAGCCGCCAACGCGCTTGCAAGCCCCTGTGAGGCGATGTCAGCACCATGTTGCGCCGCGCTCATGCCCATGCCCATCCAGTCCTTGTTTGCCATTTCACCCGCCTTGTTCATGGCGAGGTTAAGGGCAGGGTCGCCGAACAGCGCTTGTTTCAGGTAGTTGTACTGCTGCTGCTGGAACTGCTTCGCACTCAGCGCCTTCAACTTCTTGCTGCCGTATGGGGGCGTCCCACCCATCAGCGAATCACCCTCAATAGAAGCGTAGGGGTTCTTGTATGTCCCATACGCCTTTTTGGTGTTCCCGCCACCGAAGTATTTCCCGGTGTACATGGTGTCGTAGTAGTTTTTCCCTGAATATGCACCCATCGTCTTACCTCCACAACTGAACGCGGATGTACCCGGTGGTCTTGCCGGGGAAAACCCACGTGCTATTTGAAGCATCTACCGTCAATTTGTTCTTGTAGTCGTCCGACTTCAACCAGAACCCCGTCACGTTGCCGCCGTAGTCGGCGACCACAGGAAACGTCATATACACCACGTCATTGCCGTCCTCCGGCTCCTGTGCCTCACAGAAGTAACAGGCGCATCTTGTTGGCACCTGGCCGAGCTTGTGGTTAATCGTGTATGTGCTGCTGTGTTCAACGTACATGTAGCCTGTGTCGAAATCAGGCACCCCGCTTTTTGTCTGTTCGATGTGGTCATCGACCTCCTGCTTGTACAACGCCTCGGCTTTTGTCAGGGGCACGATGCCTGTGCTCAGGGATTTTGACACCGCAACGGTGTGCGACCCCTGCTTGATCTTGTCGGGCTTGATGTCGGAGTCAAAGTGCTTGCTCATTGTCCGAGCCTCCCTCGCGTCCACTCGCCCAAATAGGTGTAACCCTTGACATCGAGTTGCCTGTCAACAACCGCCGCATACTCGACTGTAAACGATTTGTGCAGGGCTTTTAGTATCCGAATCGACAACCGATCCTCTGAGATGTTGCCCGTCTCCACAAACTCCGCCGCACCCTGGTTGATCTTGACCAAGAGGTGCATGAGTTCTGCGGCAGACATGCGATTAGCGAGCACCTCTACCTCTACCAGTGTTTTATTAAGGTGATCGTTATAAAACGAATAGAGAGGGGTTTTGTCGTAGAGATAAAGGTGCCCGATTTTATACGGCATCGTGGCAGACGACGGGGATGTGTCTGTTGTGTTGAACAGCGGCTCCCATGCGTCAACCTCAACCGAGTTTACCGTGTGTTCTGTTATGATGCCCCGCCATATCCGCGAGTTGGTCGTGTCCTCAAGGAACACAGGAACAGACACCAACGAGTAGTCAGCGGCGAACAGGCCGGAGTCTGTTAGCACAAGCCCTGTCACATCGCCGATACCATTTTGCACCGTGTCAACACCATCGGCATACACGGAGTCCGAATACTTGAGAATCTGGCCGTATGGCGTGCCGAGGTAAATGTCCTCGTCGTCGATGTACCCGCACGTCACGTCGGGAATCATGTCAACGGTGTACGTTTTCGTTTTCAGGTCGTGGAGTATGCACCTGTCGCAGTAGAGCGAGTCGGTTGATGGGGCGAAGATCATCAGGGTGTCGTTTTTCTTGTCGTGCAGGATGAACGGAGTAGTTGTGTCGCTGAAATCCAACTCGTCCCTGAAGTAGTCGGTCATCGCGTCGGACGCAAGCACCGGCTCACCGCTCTGGTAGACGTACAACCCGTTTTTATCGAGGAAGAAGCACACGCCTTTTGCCACGACCACGCACCTCTGGTTCAGCGCACCCGCACCCTTGTAGATGAAGCTGTTGGCAAACGACCCTGGCTTGTCCTCGTACACCCGAAACACCGAGTTGTCCTTGAACAACAGGATGTGTCCTGCGAACTCGACAATGGCCGTGCCGACCGTGGTGCCCCCCTCCTCGATGATCATGGAGTCGGTTTGCTGCACCATGTCGGGAGCGGGGAAGCCGAGCGAGTCCACAAGCGACCAGTAAAGAGTCGATTTCGCATCCGCCGTGTTCAGGAGAAACAACCGGTTCAGCGCGACACACATCGCCTTGCAGTTGGGCGGGACAAGATCCTGCCCGTAGTACTGAGACGACAAGTAATTTTGTCCTGTCACGTCATCCCACGGGTCGCCGAAATAGTTGTAGTCGTCGAGTTGTTTCGTGACCCCGCCGTGCTTGATGAGGTACAAATCCGTTTCGGTGCCTGACCCGTTGGTGCCCATGTCATCGGTGCGGTACACGAGCATCCGGTCAACATTTGCGTCCTTGCAGGCACGGACTTTTACATCGATTATATCGGTGTTGACGACCACCTTGGCCGACTGACCCTCGTCGGAATACACAGGCAGGGTGCCGGAATACGCCCCGTTCACGGAATCGTAGAACTGAGCGACGTACCCGTACTCCTCGTCAGCGGCGAAGTTCGCGCCAGTGTCGGTTTCAACGATTTGGACATCTGTTGGCCGCTCGACACCAAGACGAGACATGTCGCCCTTGTAGTTCATCTTCACCGCCGCTTGCGTGTCCATGACGATAAGCCTGTTATTGGCGATGAGCATGTTCACTGGCAGATCGGAGTTGCGGTCGATCCACCCCTTTTCAATGGGGGTCATCGTGCCAGCGTCGGCGTCGATTTCCCACATGGAGTTCCATGCGATTGCGATGAGTTTGTCAACCTTTTCGTCCTCTGACTTGTACCTGAAAATGGCACGCACGCCGGGAATTGTCGTCGGGGAAATCGGCCCGTCGCACCACCTTGGTTTCAGCGACCGCATCTTGTGGATGCAGTTGGTTCGCGCCTCGGTTCCGAGTTGCAGGTAGCGGCTCTTGTACTGCGCGCTCCCCGCCTTTTCGATGCCCTGCAATGGGGAGTCATCGGTTATTGTGTTGTATATCCGCATGGCAACCGTGTCGAGCATGTCGCCCTCTGTCTCGTCGAACACGGGTCGCTCGACCTGGTTCTTCTTGAACGTGTCGGCGTTGTACTCGTTGACGAGATTCGAGATCAGGGCGTTGTCAAAGTACCTCTTGCCGCTGAACACATCCGACGTTTCGTAGTTGATGCTGCTTTTGAGTATCTGAAAATCGCCGGAGGCGGGTGGATCATTTAACCAACTGTGGATACGGCGAATCAAAACGTCCTGCTTGAACAGCCGCTCCTTTGTGGAAATCGTGATGAACAGGTACGACTCGCCAGTGGTCGGCATCTCGTAGTCGTCCGATGCGTAGTGGATCGGGATTCTCATGTACTTCAGCGAAACCACATTGGTGATGGCGTCGATGTGGTCGTTGGTGTCACAGGTTATGTAGTTCTGCCCGTCGTTGAAATAGCCGGAGATCCCCTTGAGGAAGTAGCGGCATGTGTCCGGCAGCGCCGCTGTTTCGAACGTGTCTGCGATGAAATCCGTTTCGTCCGATTGGTCGCCGATTGGGTAGTCGTCCCACCACTGCCTGAAAAAGATCAGGTCGAACGCGATGCACATGTTCGTCTCTGATGTGCTTCCTCCAATCGCGCCGGGCATATCCTTTTCCTCGTCGGTCGCCCAATCAAGATCAACGTGCGGGAGGCTGTTCGTCAGGATTTCATCCCCGTTCGCCCATATCCACTCGTTCGATGTCGGAGTCGAGTCGGTGATCTCGGTGTCGTCCTCATAGAATTTACAGATTTCGTCGTCGTCAAGGGTGTCCTGACCCATGTAGATAACTGTTATCGTTTTCTCGGCACCAACCCATGTCTCATCAACAACCGCGTCGCTCATGTAGACCTTTGAGTTCTCCTCGTCAACGAGAAACAAGCGGTACGCATCGTCGGTCGTATCGAAACACATCCCAAGCCGACCGCATATCACCCCCTCCTTGAGTTGGCGCAGGCGGAGGCGGATCTGCGCGGTTCCCGACCAGATACCCGCGAGGTCGTAGTCAAACGCTGAATCGAGCTTGAGTTTAGTGTCCCACAGGATGCCCCCATCGTATGCGGCATCCTCGCAGTTGTCCTTGTGATAAGTCGTGCCAACAGGCATCTTCGACCCATCGCCCGCGCCTGTCGATGCCTGCCACTTCGCCCGAAGCGACGGGTACGCCATGCAGTTGTGGCCCGTGAACACAAGCTCGTTTGAGCCGTTGACATACGGCTCCTGTGGCGTGAAGTACCCGCGAGCACGCCCCTTGCTGTCGCTGAAGTGCTTGCCCGTGCCCTCGTTGAATGGGACGTAGGTCACAAGATCATCTTCGTCGGTTGCCACGAGTTCGATGTTATAGTTGTCCTCGATTTCCGAGTACGTCCGTTCTGTTTTCCAGATGCGAAGTTCCGCGATGTCAAGATCCCAATCGCCGATTTCCAAATGGTTGTGATAAAGCGGGTTTGTCGCGTCCTCCTTGAACGAGGAATCCTTGGGAAACGGCTCCCCGTCATAGGTGCCGGGTGTCGCGTCAAGCAACCCCTTGTAGTCAGCATCGAAATACATCTTGATCTCGTCGCTTCCGTCGGCGCGTGTCAAGGCGATGTGGTGCCATTCCCCGTCGGCTTTTATAAACGTGTCGCCCTCGCCTTTTATCTCCACCTGATGCAGTGTGCCGGGGGCCGCCTCCTCTTCGACGCAAAGGCGCAAGATCGGGCGCAAGCTCCCGCCCTTTGTCCACGGACTAAACGCCGCAAGCGAAAGCGACATATGCCTCGTGATCGCGGATGTGTCGTACTCGACGGGGATATTCATTATGAACCGCTCGCCCACGAGGTACGGTGTCCGCACCCACACCTCGATGGTGAACTCTTTTTGCCATGTGGACACGTCGGACGCGAGGTAGAACGAGTCGATGTAGTCGGTGGTCGTCAGCGGCAAAATCGCTTTTGCGCCGTAGGGAAAATGTGCGCCTGATTTTCTGAACCGGCCTGTCGCCGTTTCGCCCGTCTCGTCTGTTGTGAGATCAAGCACGGGTTCGTACCCTTTGCGAGCCACCCGAATCCCGTTCTTCGCCCTGAAGTTGTACGAAATCTGCGACTTCGGGGCTTCCTGGTTCTTGCCGAGGATGTACGGATCGGTGGTGTAGTCGTCGCCCATCCACCCGATCATGTTCACCCATTTCTCGGTCATTTGAATCTCCTGGCGTAGTGCGTGGCAATTGACCCGCTCATCTTCATCGAGGCGTGCTTCGCAGCCCCGTACTTCTCGCTTTTCTTGTACTGGTCAAGCAACGCGCCAAACTGCATCGCCTCGATATTTATCTCGCTCGGCTCGACCGCGTTCATCTTCAGCGTCTCCATGCGGGCGTGGCGTACGACGAGATCCCATATGCGCGGCGGCATATTCGGCACGATGTTAATCGTCCCTGAATCGAACTCGTCGATGTACCGCTTGTACCAGAGTTGGAACACCGTACCCGACGACGGGGCGGTGTAGATTTCGATTTTCAGACACGGGGCAACCGAGGTGGACGCCTGCACCGAATCGTACACGCAGAAGTAACTCGGCTTGCTGACGACTTCCGCCTCTTTGTGCGACTCGAAGTCCTGCGGCTGAAGCTCGGTCAAAAGCTCATCCTCGCCCGAAGTGTGAACCGCCATGATGCGGTCGCACTCGGCGGGAAGCGTCACGACCCCGGTCGCATCCGGCATGGTCAGGGTGTCGTACTTTTGCAAGAACCGCCAATCGTGCGTGTTCGAGATGAATACCACCGCGTCGTTGAGCAGTTGCAGGACAATGGTTTCCCATTTTGACACACCCTCGGCGTTGACCCTTTTCAGGATGTGGTCCCGCGCCTCTTCAATGGTTCGTGCGTTAACAGCCATTTATCCAACCCTTAAAAGCGACATCCATGAGCAGTTGGCCTTGGTGTCGATGGTGGTTGTGCCCTGCGACATCTTGGCAACAAGCCGCAGTTGGTCGCTTGCCGAGATGCTGATGAGCGTGGTCCCTGAAACGCCGCCGCCGCCCGACCTCTCGTTGTGGTGGTCACGGCAAAGAGACGGGGTGTATGGACCCCATGACGGCGCGGTGTAGATTTGAATCCATGCGTCTGCCGTACCCGTTGCGCCGCCCGACAAATCCGTGATGTCATACGTGACCCCGTATGAGACTTGGTAAATTCCTGCCGCCGTAATAGTCACCACATAACCCGACAACCCGTAGTTCGCGTCGCTTATCGCCTCGGTTTGCAGGGTGATTACCGTGGTCGCGCCTGTTATCGTGGTATTGCCCGTGTTGTCGTAGGCCAAGTACGGATACGACGTGAGCGTCGATGGGGCTTGCGTGCCCGTGTGGTTCGCACGGGCGCGGTCGGAGTCGTGATAATGCAGCGCGGTATCAGCCGCGCCCGTCAATTCGGACTCCTGCGTCTCGGTGAGGTGGTACTTCTCGCCGCTCGTCCCGCCCTGAAGCGTTTCAAGATCCGCGTTGTGGTCGTATACCGTTTTTCGATGTTCTATTCCGCCCATCAGATTTCAAGATATCCAATAGAAATAGCGCAAGCGTCGCTCGCAACCAAAAGATCAACCGTTGCGTCAACATCACCGACAGGGGGAAGCGTATAAGCAACGGTATACGGGTTTGCCGTGGTCACCGAAATCGCCCCTGGTATCAAAAGTTTGTTCGGGCTTGAAAACCGTAGCTTGGGCGCGGCTCCGACCGCACTCACCGCGATCACAATATCAAAAATCACGATGCGCCCGCCTGACGACGGGGTTATAAGCGCGGTGTACGATGTCGCGGTAAACGCCGCATTCGAGTATATCGATTTTGGCACCCCACCCGCCAACTCGAAGTAGTGCCTGATCATGTCACTCATCTTCATCTCCTCAAATCGCTATGTACCTGATGTCAGCCGAACCCGATGTCGTGATGCCAAACACCGCGCCGGTCGTCTCCATGAACAGCGACACGCCTCTGCCCATTTTCATGCCGTTGGTTGTCGTCACCGAGTTGTCAAGCCCGATAAAAGCGATAACCGACGCGGACGCATTGTGTACAAGCACGCCCTTTTTGCGAGTCGTGTCAGCCGCCACGATCTGCGTGGCCGTGTCGGTCACGTTCTGGTTGCCGTAGCTCCCGCCAGATACCGCAGACGCATCAACATCAACGACAAGATCCGTGACACCGCTGACAAGCACCTTTATCGAGTCGGTGGTCGAGTCGAACACGGTGCGCGCAATCGTGTGTGTCGAGTGCGGGCTGCTCATTTCTCAACGTCCCTCATGCCCTGTACGACCTTTGGCTGGCCGGGGGTTTTTCGTGACTTCATGAACTCGTTGAACTTCGTGTATTTTGCCTTGTCTGTTTTGCTGATGTTCGCTTCGGCAAACACCTTGGCCTGCGCCTCGTGCGCCTTTTTCGTACTCGCCTTGATGCGCTCCATCACCGCTTTATCGGGCATCTTCTGAAGCCGACGATGCCACCCGTTATCGATCAACTCGTCGAGCCGTTCGATGATGTCGGGGTTGTCGGTGTGATACCTCCCGTCCCTGAACTTGACATAGACACGGGGGGTTGTAACGGTTTCCGTGCCCACCAGGATTTTTTTCCGCGCACTCAACGTGATTCCGAGCGCGCCTTTTGCGGATACATAATCAGCCATGATTTCTCCTGTAAAAGCGCGGGGGCTTTTGCCCCCAACGCTTATGTGTGTAAAATTATTACGACTGTGACCAATCGTAAATTTCAGTGTGATGCTTCTCGTTTACCATCTGCAAACCGCACTCAGTGAGGTACTCGTCCTCCACCGAGTCCCGGTCGTTCTCCTGGATACCCATCGCCAACTTGGTGTTGCGCTTGTATCTGAACCAGAGATCCTCAAGATCGAGGATGACCGAGCATTTGCTGTAGTCGATGATGCCGTTCGTGTCCGCGAAGTCATAGAACAACTCGTTACGAACGAGGTTCAATTCTCCGTGACTCGACTTGTAGCGGGATATAGCGATGCCAAAGGTCGTGTCCGAGGGCACAACCCTTACAGCGTCACGGCCCCACCCATCAATCGTGGTACAGGCTCGCGGCGAGCAGAACATGAATTTGCGCTTGTTGCCGTAGCGAAACGCCGATTCGAGATACTGGTTGAACTCGTCCTCGGTTAATTCGCTGGTGTTTGTCTCTTCGTTGGTTGCGATCCAGTTGAAAACCCCGCGAGTTGTGTAACTCATGGTTGTGACGTTTGACGCATCGCCGGAGTCAAGGTCGTCCCTGACGCCGAACCAAAAGGCGCGCTCGATGTCGCGGTTATGCAGATCACCGTGCTTGCCTCTGAGGTACACCCGGTCAGGCCCGCCGTAGAGGTCGGTTGTTGCCGCCGTGTTCGTGATCTCCCACCCCTCTTTGAAAATCTGGCAGTAGTTGTACACGCCCACGGTCTGTGTGGTCAGCTTCGCCCTTGCGGTGTCACCGGTCTGCTGTGCGTTGCCGATGTAGAAGAAGATGTCGCCCGTTGCGATGTCAGCAGGGGTTGACCCGCCAACGCCACGAACCACAGTCCACGCATCGGTCGCTATGCTGATGATGTACACCACCTCGCCGGTGTTTGAGTTCATCCACAGGTCAGCGATTCGACCGAACTTGCCCTCGGCAGTTGTCACGTCGATCTCTGGGTCAGCGGATGATGCGTCGTTGGTTGTTGAAATGGTTTTCTGTGCTGGAAACACGTCCTCATGCCACTCGAACTTCACGTCTTTTGCGTACTTCTTTCGAAGATTTCGCAGCAACGTGGTAAGCGCGGCATTTTGTGGGTCAAGGAGCCATATCTTGTCGGCTACATCCCTTACCCTGCGCCCCGGCCACCCCGTGTCGGCACCCAAGATGCCTGCGGTCGCACTTCCGGTGTCGAGGGCGCGCATACCAGTAATATAATTGGTCATTTTCTATTGTCCTCCGTTACTGGGAGCGCGGGGCAGGGGCTTCGCCAAATCAGTTCTGACGCAGGTATCCTTTCCCGAACAGCTCCTGGATCTTGTCGCTGTGATGCGTTTTCTGACCAGCGTGCTTCAGGCCGATGAGTTCCTCCGTCGTCGCTGTTTCGGGATTTATATCCTTTCGAATTGACACGCCGGGGTTGTACACCTGTAGCGCCTTTTGAAGCTCCATCTGCTGCGACTCCGCATCCTTTTTGTCGATCATACCGCCGTCAAGAGCCTTGGCGGCGATATACGCATTTTCAAGATCAGCCTCGTTGTTGACGGCAAAATTGTGGTTGTTGAGAAGTTGGCCGATTTTAGGGCGGTACTCGTCGAAGTCCGGGTGGCGGGCCTTCACGTTCTGCATCCAATTATTGTGCATCTGTGAGTTAACCTGCTGCTGCAAGGGGGTAATCCCCTGCATCACCGCATCTCTCGCGGCTTCTGCTGCCGCCGTTTTCGCAGCCTCAAGAATCGCCTGTTCGGGATTTTCCTCGAACTGCTGCATAAACTGGTTGTTCACCGCTTTTTCCTTTTTTTCATCGGGCTTCTCTTCGGGGGGTTCCTGGGGTTGTATCCAGCCCCTCGTTTCTGCCAACCGTTTGCCCATCTCGTCGTTCCAATCGACCCGCCCTGAATCGGGGTCTGCGTTGAAAAACGGGCTGACCTGTTGGATAAAAGTCTCTGCCTGCTTGAGCGTCTCGGCCTGGGTTCCGTGCATCTTTTCGAGTTCGACGTAACTTTTCAGCACGTCCTCTCTCGACTTGCCCGCGAACTTTTCAGGTTCCCGTTGCTCGTTTGCGGCCCCCTCGCCAGGGGTTCCCGCTTCGTTTGGCGCAGGCCCGGTTTCCGGGTTCCCTGCATTTTGTTCGGTCATGGTAAATCTCCTAAGTTCTACCGCACCCTGCTATGAAACGGGTCATTGGATCTCCATAGTTCATTTGCAGGCCGCCCGTGGTAGTAAACGGTTGTCTGCTCTGGAAATCGTAACCCCCGGCGATTCTCCCGCTGTTGATCTGCGCCATTTTCAGCAGCAACTTGGCGAGAAAATCCATATCAATATCGCTGCTATTCACCGGTCTGCTCGACAGCAGATTCCCGATCAATGCGTCGTTTGTACTCATCTTGAATTGCCCTCAATATGTTGGGGAACCGCCTTGTACCCGCTGCCTCGCCCGACTGATACGCGAGCTTGAATCTGCCGATGCCGACGCAGTACTTCAGGTCGGCGTTAAAAAGCGCTTCCTTTTCAGCCGCCGAGATCAGTTTCTCAAAATGCGCAACCACGAACTTGATGAGCAGGGTATCGATGCCGCCCACCATCATGCGAAGATCCGACATGGGCACGTCTCTTAGAAACGAGAACCCCATATCCTTGATCTTTTCCGATCCGGTTGTCGGTGCTACGTGTGTTCTTGCTGGCTTGTTCATGCGTTACCTGCCATCATGTTACCCATGTTTCGTATCTGCGTTTCTTGCCCGCCTGCGCCTGTCGGCGACTTGCCGCCCTTTTGCGGCCCGCCTGCTGGCGCCTGCTGCCCTTGGCCCTGTAGTTGCAACTGCGCCCCCATCGTCTCCGCGAGAATCGATTTCTCCTGCTCCATGAGGACGTGGTGCTGTTTGATGTGTTCTGCCAACCGGGCGCGGGCTTCGTTTTCCTGCAAATTGTCATAGACCTCTTGATGCACGAAAATATGCTGCGGATGCGGCTCGAACATCTTGGCGGGAACCATGCGTCCCTCGTCAACGATGATGCGGTTCTCCTCGTCTGCGGTGAGGAGTTCCTGCGCCTCGCCCGTGTCAGGGACTTGCGGCAACGGCTGGTTGAATCCGGGGAATCCCGCGAGTTCCTGCGGGTTGGGTACACCCATCTCCTCGACGATGCGCTTGTAGAGGCGCGCCACTTCTGGCGGCATCCCGCCCATCGAGGCCGTTTGAACCACGATGGCAAGAAGCTCGTTGAGCTGCTGCACCCTCATCGGTTTCGAGCCGAGCGACGGGGCGTTGACGATGTAGAAATCATACTCCTGCTGAAGCGCATCGGGCGAGATGTCAACGAACCTCCAGCGAACGGCTGACTCCCTGTCGAGGATGCGAACCGAAACCCCCTGCGGCTGATACTGAGCCACGAGTTTGAACACCTGTGACGCGATGTTCTTCACGCTTCGCTGCACCACCTGACCCTTTTGGCCGAGGCGCTTGAGCGCGGTCTGCTGAATCAGGGAAATACCCGTGGCCGTGTCGTTGAAGCCGGTGGAACTCCTGTACTGGCCCATGACGAAATCGTTGACCCCTGTCGCCATTTCGATGTCGCGCCGGATGTCGTCCTGCGTCTTGAAATGCGCCGGGTCAACCGAGGGCATTTTTATGGGTTCGAGGTTGTCCATCTCATCGACATGGATGACGCCACCGGGCTTGGTCATCATCTCTGACTCGTCGATTACCGCGTCCCTCTGCACTTTCCACATGTGGTGGATCGAGCGGTTGAGGTTATCCATCGCGGCGTTTCTGTTGTCCCGCTGCTCGACGTACAGGGACTCGCACATCTCGATATCGCCCGTGCCGTAGAACTCGCCCACACAGGCGTTGATGCGGGCGTCGATGTACGGCAGATCATTGTGGGTGTAGGGGGTCGGCTCGGCCAAGAGCACAACAGGCTCCGCTGATACGGACACACTGCCCGACGACCCAACCGCCATGACAACGTGGGCCAACTGTGAAACAGCACCGGGCTTGAGCTTGCCCCCCTCCCACCCGTGGGTTATGTAACCCCAATAATCTACACAATGAATCTTGCCCCGTTCGATGTACGGGGATTTCTGCTGCGGCGAGATGTCGATCTCTTCGAGTCGCTCGGTCAACCCCTCGTTCACGTCCCAATCCTGGCGACCGAGGATCTTTTTCACGTTTTTCTTGTCGTATGGGCCGAACTCGGCGCGGGTCTGTAGATCATACGGACTCAGCCACATCTCCTCGAAAACGTAGCGCGCCTTTTTGATCGAGTCGGCGTTCGGGTCAACCCCGAAATGCCACAGGTCAACCGTGTAACCAGCGGGCTTGTGGTCCGACAACTCAAGCACAAGCTCCTCTTTGACCCGTTTTACCTCACCGAACTCGTACTCAGGAAACTCCCGTGTTCGCCATTGGGGCTTCACGTCGTAGAACACCTTGTAAATGGATGTCCCGTACATCAGGAGTTGCCTGATAAACGATTCCATGTCCTCGTAGGTGTTGAGTGAGTGGCGAAAATGGTAGTTGAGCATCTCCTTGACGGCGTGGGCGTTGAGCTGCCCTGCCTGCGTCTTGCCGAGGACTTCGACGAAATCCCCGGCCTCGAAGATCATGTCAACGAGAAATGAGGTCTGGACCTCGATATTTGAATAGGCTGTTGGGATGGCGAGATTTGCTTCGAAGGGGTAAAGGGCTTTGTCGATGAAGTTCTTGTATATCTTGTAATACCGCTTCCAGTCTTCCGAGTACTCGATTCGGGTATTTCGTGACCATTGGATGTCCTGGCCGACGATATCCGCGACAAGTTTGTAATCGAGATATTTATGTTTTTGCTTTGGCAACCCACCGCCTCCGCTTCGGTGGGCAATGCATACCGTATCAGTGGGGAATCTTATAAGGGGTAAATACGGTACAATTCAAGGGAAATATTTGAGATTTATTTAAGAATTATTTGAGTAGGAGCCGTAACCTGTTTGGAATCCGCGTCTTCCGTCTTGTTGGTAAGGGGGCATCCGGTAGGGGTATTTTGATTTCTTGGCAACACCGGGAGGCCGGAGGAGTTCGATGGCATCGGTCAAGGTATCCATAAAATCGTCGTATCGCCCGTGCGGGTATTCTCTTAGTTCCCGTTTGATGATATCTATTTCGGGTTCGGTTTTTCGGATATGAATTTTTCCCTCGTTGAGATACCCGATGATTCGCTCCTGCCGCCCGCCCTGGTCTTTTTTCTTGATGTGGCGCGAGCGTTTTATCGGGATGACCTTGAAGTTGAACCCGGTTTCTTTTTTCTTCCGCTCAAGGATGTGGCACAACCACGACTGAAACGACACCGCCTCGATACCGATTTCGCGAATCGCGTGGAGCTTGTGCACCGCGAGGATTTCGTCGATGAGGTCGTCAACGTCCCACCAATCACGGCGCATCTCGATGAGGCGGATGTTCGATTCAGGGTCAATCGACCATGCCGCGATAACCGTGGGGTCGCCCTTTTTGCGCTCGATGGATGCGGCGGGGTCAACGGTGATGCACTTGTTCAGCGGCGTTGCGATTTTTATGTTCTCGTCGTAGAAACATAACTTGTCAGGGTCCATTGCCGCTTGTCCCTCGGCGACAGGGGTGCAGAGGTACTGGCACGAATATGCGTAGTCACCCAACCGCCTGCGTTCCGCGTCGAGCTGATCCATGTTCCACTGTTCGGGGAAGAGAACATGATGTGTTTTATTTTCCTCTTCATCAGTTGTGTTCCACTCGGCAGATCGGTGAAACACATGGTATTCTCCTGTTATCGTGTTTGACTCAAGGATGCGGGCGTATGTGTCAAAGAAATCCCACGGGGTGCCGACCACGTTGTTCCACTTGAACCCCTCGTGATTTGTTGATGCCGTGATGAGCGATTGCGAGTACACATCCCACACCTTGTCGAGCAGTTCGCGTGATTTCGAGTTCTTCTCGTTCACGATGTCGTCAAAGTGCATCAGGTCAAAATGCGCCGACACCACGGATTTATCGACCGAGTATCCCGTGAGCGTGGGCATCCGAACCACGCCTTTTCTTGCGGGTGTGATGAATCGGTCGAACGGCCCCTCCTGTGATATTTGTTTCACAGCGTGTTCGGGATATAAATCACGGAACTTGTCGTTTTTGATGAAGTGATCTTTTATTTCCCGCATCACATCTTTTAAGTGATCCATCGAATCAAACATGATCGCGATGGAAATATCAGGGTTGACAAGAACATGACGGGCGTTGCCTGTGATCGTTGTGAGCGTGGTTTTATAGTGCTTACGGGGTATTTGAATAAATTGTGATACAAAGAAGTATTTATCGTAGTGGTCGCACAACTCCATATGAACACCGGGCGACAACTTGTCGTAGCCGAGAATATGTTTTGCGAGATAATAAGTGCTCCGCATCCCAAGCATACGCTCACACTGTTT